TAGCTTTTAGATAAGCCAACTATCAGGAGGATTTATTATGGCTTTTACATCAGCAGGAGGACACGGTAACTTACCTAACGGTAACTTTAGTTCCGTAATCTACTCCAAAAAAGTGCAGCTTGCTTTCCGCAAGAGCACAGTATGTGGTGACATCACCAACTCTGATTATTTTGGGGAGATTTCTGCCCAAGGTGATACAGTAAAAATTATCAAAGAACCTGAGATTTCCGTAAGCAGCTACGCTCGTGGTACACAGATCTCAGCACAAGATCTTGACGATGAAGATTTTTCATTGGTTGTAGACAAAGCTAACTACTTTGCCTTTAAAATCGATGATATCGAAGAAGCTCACTCACATGTGAACTTTATGGATCTTGCAACCAATCGTGCAGCTTATCGTTTGGCTGACCAGCATGACCAAGAAGTTCTTGGCTACTTGTCAGGTTTCAAACAGTCTGCTTTACATGCAGATGCAGATACAGTTAATGACCAAGTAAATGGTACTAAAGCTGTGACTACTGCAGGTTCAGACGAACTGCTGACATCAATGAAGTTGCGTAAAGATAGCTTTGGCAATATTACAACTAGTTCTGCTGCAGATCATTCGATCCCAGTGGCTGCTCGTTTGCCGGGTGCTACTGCACTACCAACAGCAACAGCTTCACCAGCAATGGTTGTAGCTCGTATGGCTCGTTTGCTTGACCAACAACAAGTTGATAAGCAAGGGCGCTGGCTGGTTGTAGATCCAGTATTCATGGAAATCATGGCCGACGAAGATTCACGTCTTCTGAATGCAGATTACGGTGAGTCTGGTGCACTTCGTAATGGTTTGGTCCTTAACAACCTGCACGGATTCCGTGTGTACTCTTCATCTAACCTACCATCTGTAGGTACAGGTTCAGGTACAACAGGTTCTGCAAACCAAAACACTAACTATGGTGTTATCGTAGCTGGTCATGACTCTGCAGTTGCTACTGCTGAGCAGATCAACAAAACCGAAACATATCGTGACCCTGACAGCTTTGCTGACATCGTTCGTGGTATGCATCTATATGGCCGTAAGATTCTTCGCCCTGAAGCAATCGTAACTGCCAAATATAACGCAGCGTAAGGGGGGCATAGAAATGGCTTTACAATCTCCAGTTCGTATCGAGACAGCCGTGATTGCTCACGGTGACTTGACAACTAGCTCAACTCACGACATTGGTACAGTTCCAGACAATTGTGTGGTTCTTGCTGCTGGCGCTGAGTGTACTGCGGCAGCTACCATTGGTGGTGCTAATGCAGTAAGCTTTGGTGTCACAGGTGGTGACGTTGATTTACTCGGCACTGCCGACATCAATGGCGCTAAGACATTGGCTGCTACCACTACTTCGGTAAATGGTATCACTAATGTTACTGCTGCTGACACAGTTATCACTGCAAAGCTTGCGGGATCTAACGCACCTTCAGCGGGTTCGTTTAAGTTCTTCGTAGTGTACGCCCCAATGGGTGCTACCAAAGCAGCTGCAGAAGTAGATCGTGATCTGCTTGCATAACTAAAATACTTTGAGGGGCTGGGAAACTGGCCCCTTAAGGCTTATTTAAAGGTACTATTATGGCTACGTATGTTGCACTTGTAAACGAACTACTTCGCAGAATAAACGAAACCACACTTGATACAGCAGGTGATGGTTTTGGAGATGTACGTAATCTACAAGCAATTGCCAAAGATGCAATAAACTCTAGTACCCGTGAAATTTTACAGACATCTCAAGAGTGGCCTTTTTTAATTACAACATACACAGAAACATTATCTGCAGGTACAGGCAAGTATGCTTGGCAAGCAGATGTATCAAAAGTTGATTGGGATTCTTTTTATCTAAAACAGCTATCCTCTAAAGATAATCAACCTAAAAAACTTACAGTTCTTACATATGTAGATTACTTACGTCAACAAAGACCTAGTGAAGATACTGCAGGTACAAGTGGATATACTACACCTCAATACATATATAAGACAGAAGAACGTAAGTTTGGTGTTACGCCACTACCAGATGCTGCATATGAAATTGAATATCGCTATTGGTCTTTTCCTAGTGACTTAACAGAATTTAATGATGTATCAATTATACCTGATAGATTTAAACATGTACTTATTGATGGTGCAATGATGTACATGATGCGTTTCCGTAGTAATGAACAAAGCGCAGCTATACACCAACAGAATTTTCAAAATGGTATAGATACCATGCGTAGATTATTGTTAGACAGTCCTGCTTATATTACATCTACAGTAATAGCACATAGACATTTTAATGTGAATACAGGCGCACAATAATGGCAGATAGTTTATCTACATTTGCTGTTCCTTGCAGTGGTGGACTTATTAACAATGTAGATCCACTTACACATGGATCGCAATTTGCGGGTTCAGCTTATCGCATAATTAATTATGAGCCATCTCTTAACGGTGGCTATCGTCGTATCTCAGGGTATACAAACGCATACGGTGAACTTACAGGATTAGCTAATAGTCCTGTCTTAGGGTTACATGTTTCACCTGATATTAATCAAGGTATCTTTGGATGCCGTAAACCTGCATCAGGTAATAACTACCTACACTGGTACAATCATTATTACGATGTCACACTAGCTTCAGGAGAAGGTGCTGGATTTAGTGTAGGAGAAACAGTTACAGGTGTAGCTAGTTCAAGTGATGATTCAGGTGTAGCTGCTACAGGCACAGTTATATCTAAAACTGCAAACGCCCTTGTAATTAATTTTGGTAAATTACCTGAACAGGTATTTGCTACAGGTAATGTCCTAACAGGCGGTACATCAACTGCTACAGGCACAGTACAATCTACCCCTGCAGTTAAAGGGTGGCAAACTGTAAGTACTTCAGGTTCCCCTACTATGACAGGTGTAAGTCAAGTTAGGTTTGAAAGTTTTAACTGGGGTGCACCTAAGTTTGCTATAGTAGATGGCATAAACCCTGCAGCTACATATGATGGAACTACGTATACACAGATTACACATACACAAGCACCTACGGACCCTACACTTGTAGCTGCATTTCAAAATCATTTATTTTTAGCAGGTGATCCTGCAGAACCATATAATCTATATTTTAGTGCACCTGTAGCTGAAACTAATTTTGACCCTGCTGCTGGTGCCGGCGTAATTAATGTAGGCTTTAAGGTAATACAGATTAAAGCATTTCGTGACCAACTATTTATATTCGGTACAAACAACATTAAACGTCTTGTTGGTGATAACCAAGCTAACTTTGTACTGCAAAATGTTACGAACAACTTAGGTTGTATTGCACCTGATAGTGTTGCAGAGTTTAACGGTGAGATTGTATTTTTAGCACCTGACGGTTTACGTCCTGTATCTGGTACAGATCGTATTGGTGATATTGAGCTTGCTACATTGTCTAAGCCAATTCAGTCTATCTTTGAAGATTATATTGACCAAGAAGATTTGGCGTCTATTCGTACTATTATAGTTAAAAAGAAATCTCAGTTTAGATTATTTTTTGCAGATCAAAACTCTCTTGGACTAATTGGTGGTATTCGTCGTAGTGGTGTTAGCACACAGGCAGGTTTTGAATTTGGACAACTTGTAGGTATTGAAGTAAACTGTGGTGATAGTGGTTACATTGGTGATGAAGAGTTTGTAATTCACGGGGATTCAAACGGTTTTGTTTATCGCCAAGAAGATGGAAATAATTTTAATGGTAGTAACATTTTTAGCTTATTTCAAACCCCCTACGTCTACATGGATGATCCTGAAGTACGTAAAAATATACATAGTGTAAATACTTATTTAAGAGCTGAAGGCATTCTTAACGTTATTATGGGCATAGAATATGATTACGGAGATACTGATATTTTAAATCCCACTGATTTTGATTTTACTACAGCAGGTGCGGCAGCTTACTATGATCGTGCCACATATGACGCAGCAGAAATTTATGATGGTAATCCATCACCCATTCGTTCAACCAATGTTTCAGGATCAGGTAAGTCCGTTTCAATTAGATATGTTACCAACTCAGACCAACCTAGCCATACTATTCAAGCTTATAGTATTACGTATGGCGTAGGAGACAGGAGATAAAATATGGCAGGATCAGGATACTCACGACAGTCGGTAGCTAGTATTGTACCTACAGCCGTTGTACGTGCTGCCCCAATCAATGCAGAGTTTGATAAGCTACGAGATGCGTTTACGCAAAGTAACACAGGCACAACAGGTCATAGGCACGATGGTTCCTCTGATGAAGGTTCCTATGTTCCGTTTATTGCTGACTTAGATAAAAAGAATTACTTTACAGTAGATCAGACTAACAATCTTTTTGGTTTATTTGTTGAGGTAGGTGGCTCTGCTGTAGAGCAGTTACGTTTTCAAGACGGTGTTATAGTTCCTGTCACAGATAATGACATTGACCTTGGTACATCTAGCTTAGAGTTTAAAGACTTGTACTTGGATGGTACTGCTACTGTTGATACTCTTCAAGTTGATGAGAACGGTACAGTTACAGGAAACTTTACGGTCAATGGTAATACGGTACTTGGTAATGCCACAAGTGATACTGTAACATATACAGCTAGAGCAGCCTCTGATTTTATACCTAGTGCAGATGGTACGTATGATCTTGGTTCTTCAACTAATGAATGGCAAAACTTGCATATTGATGGTACAGCTACCATTGATACATTACAAGTAGATGAGAATGGTGCAGTCACAGGTAACTTATCTGTAGGCGGCAACATGAGCACTACAGGTACAAATGCAATAGGTGGTACTTTAGCTGTAACAGGTGCAACTACACTAAGTAGTACACTAGGTGTTACAGGTGCAGCTACTCTTAGTTCTACTTTAGCGGTTACTGGTACATCTGTTTTTACAGGTACTGTCACTGCTAATGGTGGTGTAGTAGGAAATCTTACAGGTAACGTAACTTCTTCTGGTACATCTACATTTGCTGACATTGATATGTCTGGCACTATTGATATGGGCAGCAATAAGATTACGGCGGTAACTGATCCAACATCTGCACAAGATGCTGCAACAAAAGCTTATGTAGATTCTGAGGTTGCAGGTCTTATAGACTCAGCACCAGGAGCATTAGATACTCTTAATGAATTAGCTGCAGCTATTGGTGATGATGCTAACTTTAGCACTACCATAACAAACAGTATTGCAACTAAGTTACCACTAGCGGGTGGCACTATGACAGGTGCTATAGCTATGGGCAACAGTAAGATAACTGGCCTTGCTACACCTACTGCCTCTACAGATGCGGCGACAAAAGGCTACATTGATAGTACCTTTAGTGAGACTGCCGCTGCTGCGGCCAGTGCTACGGCTGCTGCTGCCTCTGCTGCTTCTGCTGCTAGTTCGTATGATCAGTTTGATGATCGTTACTTAGGTTCTAAATCTAGTGATCCTACAGTAGACAATGATGGTAATGCACTGATAACAGGTGCTTTATACTACAATACTACAGCAGAACAAATAAAAGTATATACAGGCAGTGTCTGGAAGAATGCAGGTTCTACAGTAAATGGAACTTCTTCACGTACTGTAGCCACTGCTACATCTAACCAAACTTCATTTACTGTAACTTACGATGTAGGTTTTGTTGATGTATATTTAAATGGTGTTAAACTTTTAGCAGGTACAGACTTTACAGCCACTAACGGAACTGCTATAATATTATCGTCAGGTGCTACTGCAGGAGACATTGTAGATATTGTTGCGTATGGTGCTTTTGAACTAGCTAATCATTACACACAAACACAGAGTGATGCACGTTATGCGTCAATAGATGACCCAATCGCTATGGCTATTGCATTAGGATAAGGAAACAAACATGGCTAATACATTTAAAAATGCAGTTAGTTCAGCAATAGGCACTGGCCAAACAAGTGTCTATACTGTACCTTCTGCTACTACTTCTACAGTTATAGGATTGACTGTATCAAATATAACATCCTCAGACATAACAGTTGATGTTGTTGTTACTGACACGAGTGCCAGTGCAAGTGTCCACATAATTAAGGGAGCTACAGTGCCTGTTGGCGGTGCGGTTGTTCCAATAGGCGGTGATCAAAAGGTTGTGCTAGAAGCAACAGATATACTTAAAGTTACAAGTAGTGCTTCATCAAGTGCAGATGCCCTTGTATCCGTACTAGAACAGACATAAGGAGAGACACAGATGCCCTACATTGGTAATCAACCTGCACCCACTAATGTTGGTAGTGCTAATATTACAGATGGTTCTATAGTTAATGCTGACGTTAATGCTAGTGCAGCCATAGCCCTAAGTAAAATTAGTGGTGCTGCACCGTTAGCTAGTCCTACATTTACAGGTACAGCAACTGCACCTACCGTTAATGCAAGCACTGCACTACAAATTGGTGGTGTTGCTGTTACATCTACTGCTGCTGAATTAAATATACTTGACGGAGTGACTTCTACTGCAGCAGAGTTAAACATCTTAGATGGAGTAACTTCTACTGCCGCTGAACTTAATATCTTAGACGGTGTTACATCTACAGCAGCAGAACTAAATATTCTTGATGGAGTAACTTCAACGGCTGCAGAACTAAACAAGCTAGATGGTTATACAGGAGCAGTTGCTGATCTTAATAGAACAGACGTAACTACAGAAGGTTTATCAGAAGCAAGTAAAGTTGTGACTGCAGACAGCAACGGAGTTGTTTCATTTGACAACGGAACTGTTGAGGAAAGTACTGCCATTACATCTAGTTCAAATGCAGCTACGATTAACCTACGTGATGGTAATGTATTTACACACACATTGTCCGAAAACGTAACATACACATTTAGTAACCCTGCAGCATCAGGCAGAGCATCTGCTTTTATTCTAAAGATAACACAGGATAGTTCAGCAAGAACTATTACATGGCCTTCAAGCGTTGACTGGGCCGCTGCTACCGCACCAACAATAACTGCTACTAATGCAGGTGTAGACGTATTTGGTTTTATGACGGTTGACGGTGGTACAACTTATTACGGATTTACGCTTGGACAAGCACTGGGGTAATAAACTATGACTGCTAGTAAAATTGTATTAAATGCTGCCTCTGGTGTAGGTGGTGCTGGCCCTGATGTGAATGAGGTGTTCAGCACTTATTTGTACACTGGTAATAACACTGCCAACAGGGTAATTAACAACGGTATTGACCTTGCTGGTGAAGGTGGGATGGTTTGGACAAAGATACGCTATCCAGCAGGTGATCATAATCTATGGACTACAGATATTGGGGCAGGATACCGCTTAATACCCAACGGAACAAATTCTAAAATTACTGACAATGGGTTGACTTCTTTTAATAATAATGGATTTACGATACAAGATAACAGTAGTACTAACCCCAACAATAATGACATGGCCTCTTGGACATTTCGCAAAGCCCCTAAGTTCTTTGATGTGGTGACATGGACTGGGAATAGCACTGCGGGGCGCACTGTAAGTCACGATCTTGGAACAGATGTAGGCTTTATAGCTATAAAATGCACATCAGCTAGTGGGGATTGGATGTCTTGGCACAGGTCTGCAAGTTCTTATGCTGGCCGTGTTTTAAAACTTAACGCCACAGATGGCGCAACTAATAATTCTTCAATATTTAACAGCACAAACCCTACCTCAACTGAGTTTACTCTTGGTTCAAGTTATGACGTAAACGGCTCTGGCGCAACATACGTTGCCTACCTATTCGCCCACAATAACGGTGACGGTGAGTTCGGCCCTGATGGTGATGCTGATATTATCAAGTGTGGTAGTTATACTGGGAATGGTTCATCAAGCGGAGTTGAGGTTGACCTAGGATTTGAACCTCAGTGGGTCTTAATAAAAAGTGCAACTCAAGGCTCAACAAACTGGACAATTACCGACACAATGCGGGGTTGGACTGTAGGAAACGGTCAAAATTATGTATACCCAAACTCAAACTCAGCGGAACTTTCAACCACAACCAATCTGATTGACCCGTTGCCTGATGGTTTTAAGGTGTTTGGTAGTGGCAGTAATTATAATACATCAGGTCAAACCTACATCTACATGGCCATACGCCGTGGCCCAATGGCAGTGCCTGAGAGTGGAACTGAGGTGTTTGATGTTAGCGTAACTGATTACTCTGCTAATCAAACTATTGCTGCTAATATAGATGTAACCGACACCTTTATGGTTGGACATCAACCTACAAACAATAACAGTAACGGACTGTATTTGTTCAGCCGCTTAACTGGTAATAAACGCTTGCGAACTGACCAAACATTTTCAGAAAATGCAGAGTTAGGTCTTTCAGGTTTTGACACTCAGAATGGAGTTGTTGCAGGTTCATCTGATTCAGGCCAAAATGTGTGGAACGCTTCTTTTCCCTTTATAAAATACTTTATGAAACGTGCGCCTAACTTCTTTGATGTTGTGGCCTACACGGGCAACGCAACAGCAGGACGGGATATACCGCACAATCTTGGTGTAACCCCTGAAATGATATGGGTTAAGAAACGTAGCTCTGCAACAGATTCTGACTGGGCAGTGTATCACACAGGACTTGCGCAGCCGTATTACTACATTCGTTTGAACCTATCTAATACTTTCCTCAGTGATCCACAAGCATTTGATTCTGGTAATCACACTGCCACAACTTTTAGTGTTGGATTAAATGCCAGAACAAATGGATCATCTGGCGAAGACTACATAGCCTACCTCTTCGCCTCACTAAATGGCATATCCAAGGTAGGTTCAGTAACACACTCAGGAAGCTCTACAGACGTAGATTGTGGCTTTGCATCAGGAGCTAGATTTGTTCTGCTGAAGCGTACTGACGCAACTGGAGATTGGTATTTCTGGGATACGACAAGAGGTATAGTTTCTGGCAATGACCCTTACTTAACCCTCAACGGAACTAACCAACCAGAGGTAACTAACACGGATTACATTGATCCATTATCATCTGGCTTTCAAATCTCAGGTGACTTTACTGATGGCACATATATCTTCTACGCAATAGCGTAATAATCAAACTCAGACGAAAGGATCAATCAAATGAGTGAATATAGAAACAGAACAACAGGTGAAGTTAAAACACAAGGGCAATGGCGAGCAGCTAATCCTAATATGTCTTTACCTAAAGTGTGGAACAGTAATGTACTAGATGCACTTAATATAGATGCAGTGCTACGTAGTCCTGCTGCTACCACTACAGCATATCAAACATCTGTACGTGATGGTGTTGAGCAGGACAGTAATGGTAACTGGGTAGAAAAGTATGTTGCTCGTGACATGTTTGCTGACACTACAGAAGATGGCGTAACAACCACCAAGGCAGAGCATGAAGCTGCATATCAAGCTACACTAGATGCTAGCACTGCTGAAGGACATCGTAACACAAGAGCTAGTTTACTTGCTGAGACAGACTTCTATGCTCTGTCAGATGTAACAATGACAGATGCTATGACAGCATATCGTCAGGCTCTACGTGATCTACCATCACACAGCAATTGGCCTGATCTTGAAGATAGTGATTGGCCTACAAAACCGTAAGGATTAACAGATGAGTAAAGCAAGAGATTTAGCTAACTTGATGTCAACTGGCAATGAGTTGGCAGATGGAAATATTAGTGTTGCTGAAATAAATGACTTAACGGCTACGGCTGCTGAGTTAAATATTATGGATGGTGTTACTGCTACTGCAGCAGAGCTAAACTTTGTTGACGGTGTTACATCTAATGTCCAGACACAGGTAGATACTAAGCAACCTTATGCTACAATTGCAGTTACTGTAGTGAACTCTGGCGGCAATAAGTATGCTCTTGATGGCACTGTACAGCAACTTGCTTTACTTACTCCTTCAACAACATATCGTTTTGATCAGTCAGATAGTTCTAACTCAGGACATCCCTTACTATTTAGTACAACTTCAAATGGTACACATGGTGGTGGTAGTGCATTTACTACGGGTGTTACTACTGTAGGTACAGCAGGTAGTGCAGGAGCTTACACACAGATTAAGCTTGAGCAAGACACGCCAAGTACTTTGTATTACTATTGTTCGGCACACTCAGGTATGGGTGGGGAAGTAAATAAAACTATATCTAAACTATCAGACTTAGGTATTACCTCTACTTCTACTGAGTTAAACATATTGGATGGAGTCACATCTACTGCTGCAGAGCTTAACATACTTGATGGCGTAACAAGTACAGCAGCAGAATTAAATATACTAGACGGTGTAACAAGTACTGCTGCAGAGCTTAACATCTTAGATGGTGTTACATCTACTGCTGCTGAATTAAATAAATTAGATGGCTTTACAGGTGCAGTAGCAGACCTTAACAGAACAGATGTAACTACTGAAGGAACAACAGAGGCTAGTAAAGTTGTAACTGCAGATAGTAATGGTGTTGTGACATTTGATAATGGTAAGGTAGAAGAAAGCACTGCAGTTACATCTTCAAGTAATGCAGCTACAATTAACTTACGTGACGGTGATAACTTTACCCATACATTGAGCGAGAATGTAACATACACGTTTAGTAATCCTGCAGCGTCTGGTAAGGTATCTGCCTTTACACTTAAAGTAATACAAGACTCTTCTGCAAGAACAATTACGTGGCCCTCTAGTGTAGATTGGGCGGCAGCTACTGCGCCAACAATAACTGCTACTTCAGGTGGTGTTGATGTGTTTGTATTTACAACATATGATGGTGGAACTACGTATTATGGATTTACTGCTGGACAGGCAATGGGTTAATATATGAGCACAGCTAATAAATATATGCAATCCGCATCTGGTGTAGGTGGTGCTGCCCCTGATGTAGATGATGTGTTCAGCACTTATTTGTATGAGGGTAATGGCTCAACTCAAACTATTACTAATAATGTAGACCTGTCAGGTGAAGGCGGGTTAGTTTGGATTAAGTCAAGAGCGTGGTCATATCCTCATGGGTTATTTGATACAGAAAGAGGTGCTACAAAACAATTAAAGTCTTCTAGCACTGTTGCAGAAAGAACTTTATCTACATTACTTACATCCTTCAATAATAATGGGTTTTCTCTAGGGAGTGATAGTGATGTAAATGGAACATACAGCACTGCAAAATACGCCTCTTGGACATTCCGCAAAGCCGAAAAGTTCTTTGATGTGGTGACATATACTGGGAATGGCACTAATGGTAGGGCTATCGCACATAATCTAAGTTCTAATGTAGGCTCTGTAATCATTAAAAGGCTAGATGCAACAGAGGCGTGGTACGTGTGGCACAAAGGCTATCCTTCTGGGTCTTTAAAGCTGAACGAAGATTCTGCTGGATTGTCGTTTGGATTAAACCAATACTTTGGTGGAACGCAGCCTACTAGTTCTAATTTTTATGTTAGCAGTGATAGTGGTGTAAATAATAATGGCTCAGCCTACGTAGCTTACCTCTTTGCTCACAATAACGGTGACGGTGAGTTCGGCCCTGACGCTGACCAAGACATTATCAAGTGTGGTAGTTATACTGGTAATGGTTCTTCTCAGCATATTGATTTAGGTTTTGAACCTCAGTGGGTTTTACTCAAAAGAACAGATGGAAGTGATGGCACTTTTGACTTTTGGCACCTGACCGACAGTATGCGAGGAATGCCTGTGCTGGATAGCACAAGCGCTGCCCCTGTTTTGCTTACAAATGGTTCAGATGCAGAAAGCACTGGGTACTCAAACATAAGGGCTACTGCAAACGGATTTGCTTTCACGCAAGGTAACTCTGGCGAGAACATCAATGGTCACACCTACATCTACATAGCCATACGCCGTGGCCCTCTTGCTCCACCTGAGAGTGCGACTGAGGTGTTTGACATTAAAACTTCTGTAAACACTAATCCTGCGTTTACATCAGATAACGTTATTGATCTAGCAATGTTTACCCATAAAACCTCTAGCGATAATAGATATTGGTCTGCGAGACTAGCGTCTCGTGGGTATCTTTACAGCAACGCTACTAATGCTGAAGCCACAAACCAACCCACATTTGATTTTGGAGACACACAGTTTGGTCACTATAATGCCACTGGTTTAGGAACTAATTATCTAGGTTACTTCTGGAAACGTGCGCCTAACTACTTTGATGTCGTGGCATGGAAAGTAGATGGAACAGGAGATCAAACTATTAACCATAACTTAGGTGTTATTCCAGAGATGGTTATACATAAGAATAGGAATGACAGCGGTGGCGGTTCTGGTGACTGGTATATCGCTCACAAGGATTTGTCGGGGTGGGATAGTTCAAATGAAAACGACCGACATGTATTAAAGTTTACATCTGCCGCATCAGCTCAACAAGGATACCACAGAGACTTTACTGATACTTCAATAAGACTTCTAAGTAATGGCGCTGGTGGTTACAACACATCTCACGGCTGCATAGCCTACCTATTCGCAAGCCTAGATGGTGTGTCTAAGGTTGGTTCAGTAACGCATTCTGGAACAACAAACGTGGACTGTGGCTTCTCCGCAGGTAGCCGCTTTGTTCTTCTGAAGCGCACTGACGCATCTGGAGATTGGTATATTTGGGATAGCACTAGAGGCATTGTGTCAGGCAATGACCCATACCTACTGCTAAACACAACAGGGGCTGAAGTGACAAACACTGACTACATTGACCCGCTTTCGTCAGGCTTCACAATTACTAGCAGCTTAACTGCGGGTACTTACATCTTCTACGCAATAGCATAACAAGGACAAAACACTTATGGAAAATGATAGCTGGCACTTAAACAAGTCTGTACCAATTACATTAATCTTTGGGTTAATTGTTCAAGGTGCAGCTATTGTATGGACAGTTTCTATGATGATGTCTGACATTGAAGATAATTCAGAAGAAATTGTAGCACTAGAAGAACGTATGGGTAGATTAGAAACATCTGTACATAACCAAGCAGTCTCACTTGCCCGTATAGACGAAAACATAAAAGCAATAAGATCATCAGTAGAAAAGATGGCGAATAATGACCAATAGGATTTGCCACAATGATAGAAGTATTAGCTTTAGCAGGTGCAGTTACTAAGATAGCTGGTGCAGTTAGTTCTGCAGTTAAAGCTGGTAGTGATGTAGCAGACTTATTGCCTCACTTTGGTAAGTTAGCAAAGTTAGATAGTGAGATACAGTTAGCTGAAAAGGGTGCACATAAAGGCCCATTAAGTAGACTGAGTTCATCTGAAGAAGAAGGCTTTGCAATAGCACAAGCTAAGATGAAACATAAAGAGTGCATGGACGAGTTAAGATCAGCTTGTCAGTTGTATGGACCTCCCGGTATGTGGGATTTAGTTGTAAAAGAACAAGCAGCGGCTAGACAAAGGCACAAAGAAGCGTTAGAATTACAAGCAAAGCAAAGAGACAGATTGTTCTGGGGTATATCACTAGCAATAGGAATAGTAATATTCGTAGGTGGTTTAGCGGTAATGATCTGGGGTCTTAACGAAGTAGTAAATGGATAAACAATATGGCAAGATTTAGTACGGCACAAAAAGAAACTCTACGTAAAATGGCTGAAGAAGGTAAGCTCGCTACATCTCAGCTACAAAACATTATGCGTAATGCTCAAGAGTTAAAGAAGCTTAATAAGGGTGGTGTTGTAGGCTTTCAAGCTGGAGGTATGCCTGAGGCTCCTGGGTCTGCTCCAACTCCCGTACAAGACCCTGGTGAATTTAAAGAGGGTGATGATCAGACTGAGTATGACGCCAAGAAAGCTGCTTTTGATCAGTATAAAGCAGACTTAAAATCTTATCAAGATAGAGTTAAAGCCTATAAGGATTACAATCTAAAGAGTACACAAGAGCTTGCTCAGTCTGCAATAGCAGATCCTACTTCTTTAGTTACTTCAGCTGATGTACAAACTATAGATCCTGATACTACAGGTACAACTCTAGCTACAGGTGCAGGTCAGATTACTGGGGATATACCACAGATAACTGCTGAAACTATTACAGCTGAAACTGCTGCTACACCTAAAGATATCGCTACTAGTAAAGTCACCGCCTCCACTTCACAGCAAGGGGTTCAAGAAGCTTTAGAGGGTGTTGAAAGAGATTATAAACAAGTAAGCGCTGCAGAAGCAGGTTTTTTACCACCTCCACGAGGTGCGATAGTTACTCAAGCCTTTGAAACTTTTCATAACCCTACTACAGGTGAAGTAGTTACAGTTAATACGGGGGGTTATACTGCACCAGAAGGTTTTGTAAAAGGTAAACCCCAAGGTAAATTTAAAACTGGTGGTGTAAAAGCAGCTAAAGGTACGGTCTCAGATAAAGCTCAAATTACTGCAGCAGAAGGTGAACTATCCACTGAAGCAATGGCAGAAGGACAAAGATTTGAAGAGGATCGCCTTGATCTTGTCTCCGAAGATCCAAAACTACAGGTAACAAAAGATCAACTTGCAGAAGCTAAAGGTAAAAATCTTGAGGCTGTAAAAGCAGAAGTAGCTGAGTCAGAAACCCTTGAAAAAGCTGTAGCTGAAACTGCAATAGTTCAGCCTGAAGAGTTACCACCACCCGCACAGATTGCAGAAGATCAGATGGCACAAGCTCAGGCTATGACAATGGATGGCTTGACTGATGATGCCACTGCAGTTGCGGTAAAGCTAGAAAAGTTTACTGTAGATGATGGTACACTTGCTCTTGCTATGCAAGGCGATGTAGGTGCACTAGACACAGTTGAAGGTCAGCTATCACAGTTGATGAAAGACTTTGATGATGGTACTCCTGCATGGGCTGCTGGTGCTATTCGTGCAGCTAACGCAACTATGGCCTCACGGGGTCTGGGTGCATCCTCTATGGCAGGTGCAGCTATCCTACAGGCAGCTATGGAATCTGCGTTACCTATTGCACAGCAGGACGCAGCTACGTTTGCTAACATGAACATGGCTAACCTAAACAATCGTCAACAAACTGCATTGACTAATGCAGCAGCACAACAAGGTCTACAGTTACAGAACCTATCTAATGAGCAACAGACTGCTTTAGCAAACAGTTCTAATGCATTTGCATTGCAATCACAAAACTTGTCTAACATGCAAGCTACAGTTATTGCTAATGCTCAGATTAAGTCTGCAATGCAGGGTCAAAACTTATCTAATGAACAACAATCTAACCTAGCAATTGCTGCACGTTTTGCTGAAGTATCTAATCTTAACTTAACTAACAAGCAGCAGACTGCACTACAAAACAATTCATCACAACTGCAGACTAACCTTGCTAACCTTAGTAGTAAGTCACAGGCTTACATTACTAATGCTAATCTGGGTGCATCATTGCAAGGACAAGTGTTGAGTAATGAACAACAAGTAGCAATTGGCAATGCTGCACGGTACTCTGATGCTTCTAATATTACATTTAGTGCTGAACAACAGGCTCAGTTGCATAACTCATCTTTGATGCAAACAATTGGCTTAGCTGAACTTAGCTCAGCACAAGCTGCTACATTACAGAATGCTGCCCAGACTGCAGGTATGGATATGGCTAACCTCAGCAACCGTCAGCAAGCGGCAGTTGAAAATGCTAAAGCATTCTTGCAGATGGACTTAACTAACCTGAGTAATGAGCAACAAACTGCTATGTTTAAAGCTCAAGCTACTCAGCAAGCTATTCTTTCAGATACTGCTGCAGAAAATGCTGCTAAACAATTTAATGCTTCCTCTGAAAATCAAACTAATCAGTTTATGGCAAACCTTAAGAGTCAGACTGAACAGTTTAATGCAGCTCAAAAAAATGCTGTTAATCAATTTAACGCTGGTGAAAAAAATGCTGCGGCTAAGTTTAATACTCAGGTAGAAGAGCAACGTAATCAGTTTAATGCCTCTAATGCACTTGTCGTAGCACAGGCTAATGCACAGTGGAAACAAAATGTAACTACATTAAATACAGCTGCTCAGAATGAAGCTAATGCTGCAGATGCAGCGGCTGCTAATGCTTTTACTTCTACGACAATGGATCAGGTATGGCAACGTGAGCGTGACCTTATGGATTATGCTTATAAGTCAAGTGAGTCAGATAAAGACAGAGCTTTAGATATTGTACTTGCAGATAAAAAGTATGATGAGTATCAAGAAGCTAGAGATGATCAAGAAGAAACTAACAAGTGGCGTTTAGCAACATCTTTACTACTAGGTTAAGGAAATAAAATATGTACGAAAAAAATTTACTTACAGCTAGAGAGGCAGCTGAGCTTAGATTTCAACAAAAAGGTTTGACTAACTCAAGAAAACCTAGTAAGATCTTAGGTGATCAAGATGCTGAAAAACTTCTACCAAGTTCTAGTCAAGGTTTGGTTCCTGATAGTCGAAATAAATCTGAAGGGACATCTTCTGGTGGTTTTGGTAGCCGTGTTTTTGATATGGTTTATGCATCTAATAAGGAACTAGACGCTAAAGTTTTGGAAAGACTTCGCCCTTTACCTAAGCCAGACACTGAGGTACTTCCAGCTAAGGACTACCCTGAATCTACTTCAGAGGTAGGTGATGCTTTAGTTTTATCTCCTAAAGATGTGGATCTATTAGAGCGTGTAGTCTGGGCTGAAGCTGGTACTGAAGATGTAAATGGTCGTAATGCTGTTCGTGGTGTGATATTAAATAGAATTGCTTCTGATAGATTTCCTAACACACTCCAAGAAGTTTTAACAGAGTCAGGTCAATTTGAACCTGTAGGGAAAGTTGGTGGTAATATAGGTAAAATAAAAGCTCCTGCAACCAGATTAGATCAGCAATACTTTGAGTTACTACAGTACTTAAGTGATGGTATAGATGCCTCACAGGGAAGTACTTTCTTTGTAAATAAAACTACAGCTAAAAGAAGGGGTACAGATTTTAGTGGGCCTAACCCTTTAGAGGTAGGTAGGCATACTTTTTATTCTGGGTTAGCGGGGCAAGAGCCAGTAGTAGTTCCAAAGTATTCTCATAATGTTGTTATAAAAAGGTAAATAAAAATGTTTAACGCACCTATACCTGGACAGTCTTTAACCTCAGAGCCTAAAAATTATGCTTGGGAAAGACCCCCTCAATACGATCTACCTGAAGAAGCTTTAATGTTTCATTTAGAGAAGTTAGATGAACCAAAAAAAATTGAGGCTGTTGTAACTCTTTTATCTTTAGGTCTTGACATAAAAACTTTGACAGAAGGTATCCTGAGAAATGGGGTAGCTGAAGGTAGGCATAGTATTGATGTCTCTCTATTAATCGCACCAGTAGTGCACGAATTTATTCTTGGTGTAGCTAAAAGTGCTGGGGTAGATTATGATGAAGGCCTTGACGAAGGCGAAGAAATAGACATCGAGGGTACTCGAAACCAGATTAGTAAAAAGAAAGCAGCTAAAATTCTAGCTGAGTATGAGAAAGAAGAAGAGATAGAACTACCTGAGGTACCTAAAGAGGAGCCACAGGTAGAAGAAGAGGTTGAAATAAAAGAACAACCTAAGGGTTTAATGGCTAGAGGAGTTGTATAATGGGATTTTATACAGGTGCAGTTCTAGGTCTTCAAGATATTAGAGAAGAAGAACAACGTAAGATTGAGAATGAAATAAGGGCAGCTAATTCAGAGAGACTCCAAAGAGCTGATGAAAGAGCTGAAGCTATGTTTAACTTAAATCAGCGTACAGCAAAGTTTGAGTTGGCTAAATCTTTTTCAGAAAGATTAGGTAATTTTAGCGGGTCTGAGGCTTCTCCAGAAGATAAACAAAACTTAACTCTCCTTAGTTCAAGACTTAGTGGGGTTGAGGGTGCAGATAAATTTCTTGCTCCTTTTGTTACTAACCCAAATTTAGCTACTACTGCTATGAAATCAATTTTAGAGGCGGAAGAAAAGGGTGAAGGCAGAGTACAAATAGGTGGTGAAACTCTTATGAACCTATTAAATGTAGTTGGCCTAGAAAATCTTCAAGATACTGTATCTGATTACAGGGGTATGGGAGATATTCTGGCTGCAATATCCGGTAGTGAGGATGAATTTAATGCTTTAGTTAATGCTGCAGCTGAGTCTAGAAGTACATCCACACTTGCGGTTGATATAGATCCTAGTGTATATGAAAGACCTAATGCAGACTTTCTTGAACAACAAGAAAAAATTTATCTAGCTGCCATAAAACAAGCGGCAACTCTGCATCTAAACTCAGGTGCGTTCGAGGGGGATTCAGTAACTTTTAGTAAAGTTAATGAGGCTCTTAAAGACGCTAAACCTGACTATTTACCACCAATACTAATACAAAGATACGGTGAAGCTGCGTTTAATGCCATGAGTGGTATGTCTGACCCCATGTATACAAACTTAGAGAATAATATTTTTCTAAAACCCTACTTGCAAATGTGGCAGACGCAATGAACAAAACTTTAAATGAACTTTTAATGGAAGAGTTGGAAAAAAAGTACCAACCTGCATCTCCTTTAGATTTAAATGCTACTCAGCCTGAAGTTCAGCCTGAACCTCAACCTGAACCTATGATTGAGGAGCCTCAAGAAAAACTTTCTGAGTTTGAATTAGCTTCGTCAAATGTCTATGATGAAATTATTGTACCCTACATGGAAGCTAGATGGGGTATGAGTTATGTGAACGAAGATAGAGAAGAAGTTGTTTCTAGATTTATGAACAACATGCGAGGTTTTAGTGGGGGTAATACTGTTAGGGCTGGTAAGGAACTGTCGTGGTTAGCCGGTGTATCTGACGAGGATAGAGTTAAGGCTGGTGCTGCTTATTCTTTTGTAGATCAGGACATGGCAAACCTATACAGCAGTGATACGACACTAACTGAAAAAGCTTCAGGTACATGGGACTACCTAAGGCAGGGTGTATTGGACCCCATCAATATTGTTGGAGGTTTTGTAGGTAAGATTGCAGGGGGAGCTACCTTTAGGCTTGGATCAGCAGCTGCACGTAAGGCTGCTATAAATGAGTATGGTAGAAGAATAGCTAAGGGTGCTACAGAAAAAGCAGCTACAAGAGCTGCAAATAAAGTTTTCTTAAAAAGTTCTAAAGAGGCTTCAGAAGCTCTGGCAAAAGAAACCGTAAAAAAGAATGCAACAAAGAGTGCTCTTAATAAATTAGTTACTAGGTCTGGACTTGCAGAGGTAGGTGCAGCTACTGCTGTGGATATGGTAGCTGGTGCTGTTACAGACTATGGTTATCAAAAAGCTATGTTAAAAACTGGTGCTCAGGCAGAGTACAGTGAGCTTCAAACCTTCTTATCGGGTGCGTTTAGTTTTGCAGCAGGAGGAATCTCTGCAACTACTGTAGCACTGAGAGGAACATCAGGTTTAAATCTTGCTAGTAAAGCTACACCAAAGCCAACATCAGAGGGTATTGGAAACGAACTTGTAGCTTCAACAAAGTTTTTAGTTTCTAACATAAAGTCTTGGGATTCAAAAGTTACTTCGGGTAGACAGCTAGATGAAATACCAGATAGTTCTTTCTTCGCATTAATAAATGGAGATGAAGAAGGTGGTTGGAAGGGTTTAAAAGATATCTTTGCAGAACGTAATCTACAATTTACTAATCCAGATATGTATGAGAATAAATCGGATTGGATTACTGATGTAATCATGGACATGCCACAAGCAGAGGCTGATAATTTTATAAGTTCTTTTAAAGATATAACTGGTATCACTAAAGCTTATGATAATAAGGACTTAACCTTAGAAACTTTTGCTGATGTTTTTGCTAGAAAAGCTAGTGACTTAGGTAAGAACTTAGGTACTATAAGAAATGTTGGTGCTGTTTTAGGTGATAGTAATATAGAAGAGTATACCTTTAATGATTATGCAAAAGCTCTAGGACTTACTGAAGGTAAAAAAGTAGACCCTAGAATTAATGAATCTTCTGATCTACAGAACAATTTAATTCGGGGTATTGTTTCTAACTTAGGTACGACAGCTTTAAACGTAAGGGGTTGGGGTCTAGCTACTGCTACCAACAGTGCATCTGATTTGGTACAGGCTCAGATGTTAGCTTTAACTGGAAATACTAGAGCTGCTTCACATCTAATTGCAATGCAAGGACAAAAAGTACGCAACCTAGTTGACAACAATACTACACTAGAAGTCTTTTTAGACTACTTAAATACAAGACCAGATGTAGGTAAAGCTATGTCTAGGGAAATCTCTGGTGGGGTTGAACAAAAAATAAAATTAGACTTTAATAAGTCTTTTGCAAACCAGAAGTTTACAGAGTTTGTAGACGGTGTACAAGCTATCAACATGGTGTATGCTCAAGATACTATGACCAAAGCTCAAGAGTTTATGTATCAACTGGATAAAAATATACGTCTACAATTTGATATGACTTACTCAGAAATGTTAGCTAATGATGATGCCTTTAAAATTATGAGTAGCGATCTTTATAAGTTAGTTGAAAAAAAGGCTGTAGATGAAACAGAACGTGCAGTATTTAGTAGGTCTTTTAAAGATGCCGATAACCAATTCATTAGAGGCGTAGCCCGTGTCATAGAAGATGTAAGAAATGTACCTGGGATAGGATACCTTGCGCCTTTCGGAAAGTTTTTTAATAACAGCGTCTCTAACATATCAGACCATACAGGTATTACACTTGCGATGCGAGCTAT